ATTACAAAATGATTTGTTAACGGCATTCACACATCCACCAGCACCAGCTTTGTATGGTATTCCATTTGCAACAAAATTAGTAACCGCATTTACAAATCACCTATCAACTGTTGGTGGGTTGCAAACAGAATTTGTAACAGCAGGTTCACCAGCAACACCAGTACCAATAGGACCAATTCCACAACCTTGGGTTGGTTTGGTTTAAATTGGTGTAAAACGAAAGTTTTTAATATTTATATATAAAGTAGAAAATTATGAAGGCAAAAGAATTAGCACAATTATTGGAATTAGTAGTAAGAAAGGTTGTTCGTGAAGAACTTAAACCTATTATTACAGAAGTTAGAAATGCTTCTAAACCAATTATCAAAGAAGTAAAAGTTAAAGAAAGAACAATTGAGAAAGACCCACTTGATATTAATTTATCAGAACTTTTAGGTGAAGCTCCTGAAAAACAAACTGAAACGAAATCATACATAAAGAATCCAATGTTAAACGAAATGTTAAATGAGGTCGCAGATAGTGGTGAATGGAGAAATCTTAATGATACTCAATTTGGAGCTAATCAAGCTCAATCATTTATGCAGGGTAACTCTGTAGCACCAACTACTGATATAGATGGTAGGCAAGTAGATACTAACAATCCAGAAGTAGCAAAAACAATGGGTGCTATAACAAAAGATTATTCTCAATTGATGAAAGCGATTGATAAGAAAAAGGGAAAGTAACAAATGGCTAAGGAAAGAAAAGAATTTTTCTATAATCCTATAGATTTTAAAAAGGATGTTGCTGTAGGTGTTAAACTTCCGTTTGGAAAACCAAATGGATTGTTTTCACTAAGTTACACAACTGAAGAGCAAGCCGTATCCAATTTAAAAAATCTATTGTTGACTAGAAAAGGTGAAAGACCTTTCCAACCATTATTCGGCTCGGATGTGTATTCTCAGTTATTTGAAAATATAGATTTGAATCTAAGTGATAGAATTTCAGAAACTCTCTCAAAAGATATAAAATTTTGGTTACCTTATATAGTTATTGATAATATAGATATAGAAACAGAACCCGATAGAAATTTTGTAAGAATTAAACTTAGGTTTAGAGTTACAGAACAGGGTGCAAATAGAGAAATAATACTATTTGTAGATTCTGCTGGAAGTGTAATAGAATAGGTTAAAGATATGGCAAATAAAAAGAAATCAGATTTAGTACAAAAGGATGTATCGTTAATTGGTAGAGATTTTGGTGAGTTTAGAAAAAACTTAATTGAGTTTTCTAAAAACTACTTCCCAAATACTTACAATGATTTTAACGAATCATCTCCTGGTATGATGTTTATGGAAATGGCATCGTATGTGGGTGATGTGTTATCATTCTATACAGATACACAATTAAGAGAATCTTTATTAAGTACAGCAGAAGAAAATGTAAACCTATTTAATATAGTAAACTCTTTAGGATATAAACCTAAGAACATTATCCCAGCATCGGTAACAATGGATGTATTTCAATTAGTACCAGCAACTGGTGTGGGTGATGCAGTAAAACCTGATTTTGATTACGCTATGACTGTTGGCGCAAATATGATTGTTGGTTCTACGGATTTCTCAGATGTAGAGTTTACAACTATATCTTCTATAGACTTCGCATTCTCATCATCATTTGACCCGACTGAAGTATCGGTATATCAAATAGATGAAAGTACAAACTTACCAGTTTACTATTTGTTAAAGAAAAAGATTAAAGCTACTAGTGGTAAAGAGAAAGTAAAAACATTTAATTTCTCAGCACCTAAGATATACGATAAGATTAAGATAGAAGAAGAAAACTTAATTAGAATAAAAAACATTTCAGATTCAGATGGAGATACTTGGACTAGAGTTCCTTACTTAGCGCAAGATACTGTATTTGAACAAATAGATAACAATGAGGATAACTCAACATACTTACATCAGTATAGTGGTGATACTCCTTACCTATTAGAACTAAATAGAGTTCCAAAAAGATATACAACATCATTTGAAGATGATGGTATAATGGCTATTGGTTTTGGAGCTGGTATATCTTCAAACGCTGATGAAGAAATAATTCCTAATCCTGATAACGTAGGTTCAGCACTTTATACAGAAAATCAGAATTTAGATACAACATTAGACCCATCTAATTTCTTATACACAAAAACATATGGAGTAGCTCCACAAAACACAACATTAACTGTTACCTATCTAATAGGTAATGGTATTATAGATAATGTTCCAGCTGGTGATTTAGTTAGTGTTGTATCAAGCAATACTTCTTTTAAAAATGAAATAAATCTAAACAAAAACTTAGTTTCATTTTGTAAACAATCAATAGCATGTTCAAACCCTAACGCAGCAGTGGGTGGTAAAACAACAGAATCTCAAGAAGAAATTAGACAGAATGCTATGGCATTCTTTGCAGCTCAAAACAGAACTGTAACTAGAGAAGATTATGTAATGAGATGTTACGCACTTCCACCACAATTCGGTTCAGTAGCTAAAGCATATTTAGTTCAAGACTATCAATTAGAAAATTCAAAAGTAGATGGACAGTATATTAATACTGAAATACCAAACCCATTAGCATTGAACTTATATACTTGTGGTTATGATAATCAGAAAACCCTAACTGCTTTAAACCCAGCAACAAAATATAATTTAAAAAGTTATATATCATATCATAGATTGTTAACAGATGCAGTTAATATTAAAGATGCACATATTGTAAATATTGGTGTAACCTTTGAAATTATAGTTTTACCTGAATTTAACTCTAATGAAGTTTTATTAAGAGCGATTGATAGATTAAAAAGTTACTTTGAAATCGATAACTGGAGAATAAACGAACCAATTAATTTATCAAAGTTATATGTTGAAATAGATAAAGTAGATGGAGTACAAACTGTAGTAAGACCTGATAAGCAGGGTGTGGGTGGTTTACAAATTAGTAATAAATTTAATGGAAACTATTCACCAAACAAATATAGTATAATTAACGCAACTAAGGGTGGTATAATATTTCCACCTAAAGACCCATCGATATTTGAAGTGAAGTTTCCAAATACAGATATTAGAGGACAGGTTATAACACAATCTTTCTAAAGAGGAAAATACTATGATTTACAGAATATACGGACAAAAAGATACTACGATTTATGAGTTAAATACTCGTAAGGCACAAAACACAGGTTTAGATGAACTCTTAGAGGTTAGTAAACTTTATGATGAAGAAACTCAATCTACATTAGTAGGTAATAGCAGGATATTAACTAAGTTTGATATAACAGAGATATCCAAATCTATGGTTGATGGTAGTATTGCGGCAAGTGCTAAATTTCAACTAAACTTAACATCCGCAGATGAAACCGAAGTAAAATCAGAATACTCATTAGAAGTTTACCCAATATCTCAAAGCTGGTCTGAAGGGGTTGGTCAATATTATGATTCCCCAATTAATATTAATGGTAGTACTTGGGAGCAGCGTGAGGGAACTTTATTATGGAATGTGGGTGGAACATCCATATTCAATGGAGACACAGTAGAAACGGCTCCAAAGAGTGGTGTTGTATTATATGAATCATTTACTAACGGAAGTGGTTCAGCACACCTAACAGAATCTATAAATGATTTTAACGGAAACACTCCCAGTATAATAGTACAAAACGAAAAGCTAATTATATCGGCATCTAACTTTGCAGGAACTACATTAGTATTTCCAGCTTATCTACAAAATAAAATTAATTATGGAGTACAATTTCAAATTGACCCAGCATCATTTGATGATGTATCGTTTAGAATAAAAGACCCTAATGGTGTTCTTAAAACTGAAGGTGATTATGCTGGTATGGTAGGTGCTATAACCGCATCATCAACTCAATCATTTGATTTACAAGCAACCGCTACAGGTGAGCATGAATTAAGATTTACTTTCTTTGATGGAAGTGGGGATGGTACAACAACAACAGGTTCTTTTGATGAAGTTTACATTTATCAAAAAGAAGGTAACCTAATAGTATGGGATACGTTTACTCAAAACGAAGGTAATTTTAAATTAAGAAACAAAGTTAACCATACTATAAAATCGGAAATTAGAATGTTTGCTTCTGAATCCAAATTAAATTTATACGCAAAAGAAGGTGGAGCAGATGCACAATACTCAGTAGAACTTAAAGCTGGTGTAAACTATCAACTATCCTCATCAATAACTCCTGGCGATTTTAGCGAAATAGATTTCACAATATATGATGCAGATGGTTTAAATATGAGAACGGGTGTGGATGGGTTGAAAAGTAAATTTACTTCAACAGAAATACAAAAGATATCATTAAGCCCGCCAAAGACTGGAAATTATATATTTGCATATACATACTTTAATTCAGCAAATACACCGATGACAGGTTCATTGGATGATTTCAAACTAACATATTCAGGTTCTATATCTACAGCAGCTATATCCGAAGCTGGTTGGACGAAGAATTCAGGTGGAGCCACTTGGTACACTGCATCAGCTGATAATACAAAGTATTCACAAACATTTTCTAAATACAATAATGATTTAAACGTAGATGTTACAAAATATGTAACAGATATGCTTGAACTGACTAGACCTAATGATGGGTTCTTAGTTAAAAGGAATACTACAGAAGAATCTAATACTTTAAGATTTGGTTCATCTAAATTCTTTTCAAACAACACCCATACTATATATGTTCCTACTTTAGAAGCTAAGTGGGATGATTCTTCTTTTGCCACTGGTTCACTATCATCATTAACATCTGATGATATTACCTTATATATGAAGAATTTAAAAACAGAATATAAAGAATTATCAACGGCTAAATTAAGAGTTGTTGGTAGAGAAACATATCCTCAAAGAAGTTTTACCAATTCGGCACCATACACCCAAATTAAATATCTACCCACAACTACTTATTACCAGGTTAGAGATGTAGAAACAAATTTAGTATTGATTCCATTTGATACAACATATACAAAGGTTAGTTGTGATTCAACTGGAAACTTCTT